GGAAGGCTGACGACTAACTTACGCTTTCTTCTCCTCAGTCCTGCTCTTACCTCGAGCTGGTCTGCTCTTCACCGGTCCGGATTTAACGGATGGTTTACCGGTGGCGGCTCGACTTTGTCGCGGTCGGCGGCGCGCTTTCCGTGTTCCTTGCTCTGCTGTCTCCAATTCTCTGTTAGCCTGTTCATTGACCGGGACAGAGTCCGGTCGTGCAGGCACAACCGTCTCGTCAACCACGACGTCAGACTGGGTAGGTGTTGGGGGCTTGGGTTCGGCGCAAAGCGGAGCTGAAAGCAATTCCTCGGGCGTTGTGGATCCATCCAACCAGCGGTTGAACAAATCTCGGTCGAATTCCGGGAATTGATGACCAAACTCCACATCCATCCATCCATCAACATTTGAGTTGGGGTACTGGTCGGATGCGTCGAACTTAGACCACCAAGAACTGACGCCAGCAATATTTCTGGGGCTAAGGGATGACAGCAATAGCAACTTCTTGCACAATCTGCCGATAACGGGTGTTGATCCATCGGTTGCCACATAAGATGTGGCCTTTTCGACAAATTTCTGTTCAGGCGTGACATTTGCAGGCAGGCGAACCGTAGTATGGAACTTCGAGAGTTGTCTCTTGACGTCACACATACTATCAGGTAATCCTTGCCACACAGATGGCGAGTAATAGCGTGCCAGGAAATTGACTCCTCTATTCCCTCGGCAAACAATGTTTGCTTCGAGGATGAGTCCCGTCGCTTTTGATGCCCATTGGTGGGAAGCGATGGGTAAGTCACCATCGATACCATCGTCACCGAGATGGATGCCCAACGAGGCGAAGGCCTCCTCGGGGCTATAGGTCGAGCCTCCTGGTTTGGCTGTGTGCCTGAATGCAAGATAGGCGTTAAACGCGGCACGGAGGGTTTGGAACAGGCTGGTGGCTGAACAGCCTGATCCGTGCGAGGGTCCTTGATCAAACGTGGTTCCATATGGCAGATATCCTTTATTATCTACGTTTGTCTTCAGTAATTCATTCAACTCAGCGCCATGGTTAACAAAGGCCTTCATGCTAACCACTCGATCGACGCGGCGTAAAGTGTAAGAGATTGTGCCATCCATGCGATGGTAGTCTGATATATTGACATACTCAGCCTGTGAGCATATCTCAGCTACTCGCGCAGCAATTTCTTTCGGCTTCTTGCCGGGTCCGTACCAAGCGAACTGCTTCATGTGCTCGGCTAAGGCTAGGGCGAACCTCGCCATATCCAACTTGTCCGCGTCATTGTATGTCGAAATGTTTCGTGGGTCCTTTACATCTGTATAAGCTTCTGCTTTGATGAAACATTTTAGGACATACTTGCGGAACTGTCCAGTTAGGACGGCCTTGCGCAGGGACAGCTGCTGGGCAGCGCTGGTCTGTTTTGCATTAACCACTTCAAAACAGACGGGTTCAAGGTGCACGTCTTGCATGATGAGGCTCGCAAACTCATCCATGCAGCGGTCACGGAAATTGTTCGCTCTTGGCTCCGGTTTCCTTAGGGCATTGATTCGGCCATCGACACAGGCTTCCTCGCCAGCTTTATTGGGCACCGGGGCAAAAGCTCCGTGAACCAGTGGGCTCATGAACGCTTCGAGTTTGGGGCGGGCCTCAGGATCATACTCTTGAGGTTTATATTGGTAGGCCCTAACACCCTTCTCTACGGGATACACAACGAATTTCGCGCGTGTCCCACAACAGCGGTGATAGTCGGTCAATACAGCAGCTTCCTGTCTGTCCTTGACCCAACTAGCAGTTGTGGGTAGCATTAAGTTCGTGGTTCCTAAGCGGTTCACCGTCGCTATCGCGTCGTCTTCGGCCTGGGTAACAGTGGCCGAGAGCGACGCGCCAGGTCTTGCCGTAGTCACAAGCAATTCTCCAGTTGGCGACATGGTGTTGAACCTAACGAATTTCTCCCCTGTAGTTCCAACCTGGATGGGGTTGAACCGTCGCAACTCCTTGGTCTCGAGCAAATGCACCGCTAGCATCGCAGCTAAGCCATTAAACTTCCTAATGGGCGCTAGAATGATGACTTGGCGGTGCGTGCCAATCTGCTTGCGCTCCACGGCGTAAGCAATGGCCTTGGTGGGAATGCCGAACGTAGTCTCGTGCACTAAGAACGAGTCAGATGCATAATCCCACAAAAGGTGGCTATATTTGCCCGAGCCCGCAACAAGCGTGGTGAGCGACCCATCCTCTTCAAAGTAAAAGGAGGTGTCGTCCTCGCCTGAAGATGTTGCGGTTTCAGGAACGACGGTATAAAGGAGAACTGGCTTGGCTTCCTGTATTAACAACGCTGGCATGTCGACGTAATAATCGACATCACACAAGTAGCGTATGTCACGGTCGCCAGGCTCATCGTCGCGGTTATCCGCATTAACGTCCTTCGCCCAGTACCACCGGCGAGTACCCTTGAGTCCTTTCCGTTGGTCTGTTTTAGACATTCCAACGACATAGACTTCCGCTCCGCAATATTGTGCGACATTCTGCACAAATCGCGTGGCAGCGGTCCTCAAGCTAGCAGCACTAGCGTGCGTGTGGCCCGGAGTACCATCAACCGGGTCCACGTTGGTTTGTGCGAAAGCATCGCGAGCAACGTCGGATACAATTTCCGGAGCTTCGGATAGGCTTTCGCACAGCTCTGATGCGTAATCACGCAATGCAGCTCTCTTCGCATAAACCAAGGCTGCGGCGCCTGCAGCACCCGCGGCCAAAGCAATCAATTTTACTCGTTTACACGGCATCGACATAGTCGGA